TTATTTCACGGACAGAATCAGGATCTCCCGGGGCTTTCCTGTACCTCTTTTGTATTCATCTTTTGTATCAATAACCATTTGAGAGAACAGGGTTGTCATCATTTGTTTTCGTTCATATTCATTGGCGATTTCCCATAGTGAGCTAATGTTTTCCGCAATGTAAGTTATGTCTTCGGACTGATCGGCGCTTTTTTTGTATGCTCTCAATTGTGAAGTGATCTCTTTCTCTTCTTCCCTAAGTTTTTCTGTTTTTGTTACTAATTCATCTATATCAATGATATCTCTTTCATACATATTTTTTTGTTTTTCTAGCTTCTTTTCGATGTTCGCTAAGTTATTTTCCAGCTCTTTGATTTTTTCATCTAATGGATTTGTCGCGACGTCTGCCTGCGGGCTGAGCTCGGAAATTAGGTCATCGAAAGACTCGAAAACTTTTTGTACTAAATACTTCTCAAGGACGATATGGCTAGTGCAAGATTTTCCTGCTTTTTTGCCTGAGCATCTATAGGTTTTTCCTGCCGGTGTTTTATGACCAGACATTGAGCTCCCACATCGGCCACATTTCAAGATTGATGAAAAATAGTAATTGCTTGTCTCTCGTTTTCCACCGGCGCCCCGTCTTTTCTCTAAAATCTCTTGTAGTTGCCAAAATTCATCTCTTAGAACTATTCTTTCGTGCTCACCTTCGTATAAAGCCTGTTCCCTTGGCGGTTTTTTAGCCGCTTTAGGGCTATCATTATGTGTGAGGTATCCGGCATATACGGGGTTATTAGCAATCCCTCTCACAGTATCCACATGCCATTGGCCGCCATTCTTAGTGCTATACCCTGTTTCTGTTAGCCTTTTTGCAATAGTGTAGAAGCCGAGGGTCTTTGCCATGCTAAATATCAATTTGACCACTTTGGCTTCCTCTGGATTTATTATGAGCTCATCGTTTTTATAGACATACCCATATGGGGGGAGCCCGCCAGGCCATTTACCAAATTTCACTTTTTTCTCAATCCCCATTTTTACCCGCTCAGCAAGATTTTCTCTTTCCCATTGAGCTATGGCCGCAATGAGGGTAATAAACAGCCTCCCCATTGCGTTTGTTGTGTCGTAAACTTCTGTGGCACTCTTGAATTTACAGCCATTTTCATCGAGCATTTTTAATATTTCGTACAGATCAATTACAGATCTTGTTAAGCGGTCTAAGCGATAGACAAGCAAGACGTCTATCGTTCCCTTCTTAATAGCGTCTTTCATTAAGTTAAACTTTGGTCGGTTTAAATCTTTTGCCGAATATCCATCGTCTATGTAGGTTTCATAGTTTTCCCACCCTTGGGATTTACAAAAAGCCTCAAGTTTTTCTTTCTGAGCATCAAGCGAGTAGCCATGCTTAGCTTGTTCATCCGTACTCACTCTTATATATAGTGCAATTCGCATAATTTATGGGCTCCTTTGTATTTCTGATAAAATCGGAATAGAACATATGTTCTAATTGTGGTAATATAAAGAATATCAAAAGGTATTCGTTTCTTCATCTGCTAAATGGTTTCAAAAGCTTCAAATTTTTTTCAAGATCAAGGAGGCAGTAAATTGAAAAATGACATGGGATCTTTAAAAAAAGAATTGCACTTATTAATTGACAAGACCGACTCCGCGGAGCCTTTAAAATTAATACTTGTCTTTGTCAAAAGGATTTTATTAAATGCCTCTTAAAAAAAAGCAGCCTTTTTGCTAGGTTGCTTTTTTGTTTACCAATATTTCCACCATGTCTTTTACAACTTCAAACTCCTTCCCCTCTAATTGAAACAAAGCCATAACCAAATCACGAACTTCTTTTTTATCATCCTTGAGTAAGTCCGCAAGCTTCTCAACAAATAACTCTTCCTCAGTTGTGGAACTATACATTTCTCCTGTGCCGTCCCTCAGCCATTCTTCATTAACATGGAACTGTTTGCAAATTGACTTAATGTAAACATCTCTTGGAGCAACTCTGTTAAGCTCAATGTTTTCTATTACGCCTCTGCTTACTCCGATACGTGCTGCAAATTTTTCGCGGGATAAATTTTCATTCTCCCTGATATTTCTAATCCTTTCAGCTATCACTTTTTTAACCCTCCTTCACAAAGATTACGAATAACACAAGACAAGTATACATTAGTTGAATTACGTTGACAACGTAAAAAAATAAAAAACTACGTTGACAACGTAAATTAAGGGTGCTAAACTTACGTTGTGAACGTAATTCGAACCGTGAGGGGGTGAATCGTATGGGAAAAGAGCTGACTGAAGTCGATCTGACATTAATTGACAAAATTCGAGAACTAAACGATGTCGAGCTTGGTTATTTGAAGGGCTGGGTCTATGCCAAATTGGACAGCGGGCAACGGCAAAGTCGCCCTACAGAAAAGGAGGTTTCATAAAAAATGACAGTAGGAAAGATTGAGATTACGGAAGAAAAGGTTCGTAAATTGAAGCCTATTTTTGAAAGTATAGTCTCTCGTAAGTATGGAAGGGATATCAGATTCACGACATTAACAATGGGCGGCATTACCATAGAGGCGCCGCCTCCTGGAAAGCGGGTGTAAATGATGAAAATTGTACCTAGGCAATGGCTGGCTTTAAGCCCGGCAGCCAAAGCAAACCTGATCATCGCAGAATTCCGAGAAAATTGCAGGCATGAAAATAGAGAAACAATTCCTATTTCAGGATCATATGAGGCATACACCGTCTGCCATGATTGCGGAGCTGAAATCTAGGAGGGTTGAAGGTAAATGTACAATCCATACGACTACTACATTTCGCCGGAAGAGTTTGCAAAAGCCGAAGCCAACGGAATAAGTAAGGATACCGTTGTGGGGAGAATCCGCCGGCAAGGGTGGGATAAACAGCGCGCCCTATCCGAACCAGTTAGATTTGCCGACCGGTCTAGATTCGCCGCAGTTTGGGCTATTTATGGGAAGGTTGCTGAAAGAAACGGGGTATCGAGGGCGGCTTTCCGTGTGAGGGTGTATCGAGGGTGGAGCGCAGAAAAAGCGGCCTCAACTCCAAAAGTAGAGAAAAAGGAACAAATAAAGCGAATGACTGAACGATCACCAAGAACGAAATATCGTAAATTCCCGGAAGAAGTCATAAAGCTGGCTGAATCAAACGGAATCCGGTACGGGACTTTAAGGAGCCGCGTGACTCGTAACGGGTGGGATATGCACATCGCAGCGACAACACCCGTTATGACGCAGCAGGAGATTCAACGAAAAGCCGTTCAAGCCTTTAAGCGTAAATACGGAGATAACCCGATGGGGGCGTTATTTCCAAAAATTAAGGGGGTGAAGGCATGAATTTAGACAAATTCCTTAAAAATGACCGCGAAAAAGCGGAAGAGCTTCTGAAAGCAACCCACACTCTTGTTATTGAATCTATGTTAAAGGCCTGGATTGATAAAGACTACACTGCATGTGTAAAGCACGCAGCCTTGATCATTTCACATTGTCAAGACCTTAAACGCATGGAGACTTGTAAAGCGCTACAAGAGACATTAGATGCTCTTTCAGAAAAAGAAATAAGCCGCCTTGGCAGAGGCGACCTAAATCAAATCAAATAACGCCGTAATTATACCATGCGGCTAGAACTTACGAAATAGGAGGTTTTATCAATGACAGGGATCATGACGATGACGGCATCGCAAGCAAACGCGTATTTTCAGGAACTAAACCAAGCAAAGAAAGACCGTACGGCACTAAGCTCAAATATTAGTACCCGGACAGCAATCCTTATTGCTTTTCTTAGACAGAACGGACCTGTTCTTGTCTACCGGGATGATAAGGCAACTATCATCGAAGCTGTAAAAAAGGTTTCAGTTAAATTTGATAAAGCTCAGCTGGGCGCAGCTGTAGGGCTTCCGGCTTCTGCATTAAACCCTATCAAGATCGCAGAGCTTGTGGAAGCAGGGAGGCTTTCAGCAGCACAAGTTGAAGCCTGCCGGTACGAGGAAGAAGACTACAAGCTGAAAACACGTAAAGCAAAAAAGAAAGAGATTGCGGCATTCCGCAATAAAAAATAGGAGGTTATTAATCTATGGATATCAAGGTGAAAATCGAAGCGCCAGGGCTGGCTGACGCCATCCACGCCTTAGCTGAAGCATTAGCAGGCGTGAAGGTCAGCCCGGTCAAAGGGCCAGAATTAAGAGATTCAGCAGACATTGAATTAAGGGACGCTCTTGCCAACGCAGTGGAGGATGAATCTCCAGCAGAAGAGCAATTAGTAGGAGCGCTTCCCGCTGAATCTCTGGCATCGGCAAAGATTGAAGTGCCAGAGGCGGAACCAGAAAAAACAAAGCCGGCAAAGGCAAAAGCTGAAGCCAAAGCGCCGAAGGTTGAAGAAGCCTCGGCGATCGATATCAAGGTAGTTCGTGAGAAGCTGGCCGGTAAAACGCAAGAAGGCAAACAGGCTGAAATCAAAAAACTGTTTGCGAAGTTTGGTGTCAAGAAGCTATCCGAAGTCCCGAAAGAAAAATATGCGGAATTGCTTGAGTTGGCGGAAGAGCTATGACAAAAGCACACGCTGATAGATCTCATGCCCTACTGTCGGCGTCGGGCTCAAAACGTTGGTTAACTTGCACGCCTAGTGCACGACTAGAGGAGCAATTTGAAGAAGAAACAAGCGCGTATGCAGAAGAAGGAACGCTGGCCCACGAGATATCAGAAGTTTTGCTTGAGTATCACACTGGGCAGATTGCAAAAGCAACCAGGACGCGCCGGCTAAACAAACTGAAAAAGAACGATCTGTATTCTGATGCCATGCTGGAATACGTCACAAATTATGCAGATATTGTGATTGAAAAGTTTAATGAGCTTGCAGCGGAAAAAGGAGAGGCAACGATCCTGCTTGAACAGCGCCTGGATTACAGTAAATGGGTACCTGAAGGTTTCGGGACGGGTGACGCTCTGATCATAGCAGATGGGGTTATAGAAGTAATTGATTTGAAATATGGCAAGGGCGTCCCGGTGGAAGCAGAAGAAAATACGCAAATGATGTTGTACGCATTAGGCGCTATTAATCAATTTGAAATGCTTTATGACATTGAACAAATTCGTATGTCAATTGTTCAGCCGCGCCTAGATAGCGTGTCGTCTTATGAGCTTTCTATTGAAGAGCTTATGACGTGGGCTGATGAATACGTCAAGCAGCGGGCAGAAATGGCCTGGAAAGGCAAGGGAGCGTTTAAAGCCGGTGAACATTGCCGGTTCTGCCGAGCCAAGGCGACATGCGCTGCAAGGGCAGAAAAGAACCTTGAAATGGCAAAATACGACTTCCAAAAGCCGGAGCTCCTTTCTAAAGAAGATCTGGGACAGATACTCCTAGAGGCTGAAGAACTGAAGCGATGGGCCAAGGATGTTCAAGATTATGCCCTAGCCCAAGCGGAACACCACGGGGAGAAAATACCAGGCTGGAAGCTTGTTGAGGGTCGAAGCAACCGGAAATATGCGGACAGAGAAACTGTAAGAAACACCCTTTTGGCTGAAGGTTTTGAGCCAGACCAGATCCTTACGCCAAGGGAAGTCTTAGGGGTATCGGCTCTTGAAAAGAGCATAGGCAAAAAAGCTTTCAATGAAATATTGCAAGATCTCATCATTAAGCCGGCGGGGAAACCGACGCTAGTCCCTGAATCGGATAAGCGACCGGAATTAAATTCAACAGAGTCCGCTATTGCTGACTTTCAATAGAAAATGGAGGTTTAAAACATGTTCGATTTAAATGTGTGGGGACGCTCCCCTAAGTCCCCTAAGTCCCGTGGGACAGAAGACACCCTAAACTCAGATTTTTGGATGAACGCTGACGGCGAAATCCTGCCGCTCGCCGAGATCGAAAAAGACTACTTACGAAACATCTTGCACTTCTTATACAGAAAGCGGGATTGGTATTGGCTCAACTGCAAAGATACAGAACTTATGGAAAAGTTTCGAGACGGTGATGAATTTTTTCAGCATGTTATCAGGAAAAGCAGATTGTGGTCATCTATTATTAATCAATTAAAAGTGCCAGACGATAGTTTCAATTTCAACTTCAGTACACCTGAATAATTCTGATGTCGATCAAAATTGATCTCAATAAAAAACAAAAACAAAGGAGACATGCAAAATGGCAGTTAACACAAACACAAGCACAAAGGTAGTTACAGGAAAGGTTCGTTTCTCTTATCTTCACGCTTTCGAGCCGCACGCAATTGAGGAAGGCCAGGAGCCAAAATACAGCACATCAATTTTAATTCCTAAAACAGATAAAGAGACTTTGAGAAAAATTAAAGCCGCAGTAGAGGCGGCAAAGCAAGCAGGGGCCAGCAAGTGGGGCGGCAAAATCCCAGCCAATCTTAAAACACCGCTGCGGGATGGCGACGAGGAAAGACCGGATCAGGAAGAATATGCGGGGTGTTACTTCTTGAATGCTTCCAGCAAAACAAAGCCGGGAGTTGTTGACAAGCAGCTTAACAAAATTATTGACTCAGAAGAGCTATACAGCGGATGCTATGGACGCGCTTCAATCAATTTCTATGCATTTAATACGGCTGGAAATAAAGGGATTGCTTGCGGCTTGAACAACATCCAAAAGCTTGAGGATGGGGATTATCTCGGTGGACGTTCCCGCGCTGAAGATGACTTTGACGCTGTGGACGACTATGAAGATGAAGAAGAAAGCTTTTTAGACTAAGAGGGGCTTTGCCCCCTCACTTAATAGAATAGGAGGGCTTATGATGCGGAAAATCATCTTTGTAATATCTGAATATAAAGACCTTTATGATGATGAGGGCGAAGCTTTGGCAACATTCACCGAGAAAGAGGAAAAGGGGCTGCTGAATTATGTAGGCGACCTTGTGACCTCTGATGAGCGTTCATTGAAACAGATATTCGAAGTAGATGTACAAAAAAGTGTGCTGTTTGAAATGGAGCCGAAACTCTCCAATGGAAAGTTAAAAATCGAATACGTGGATCAATAAACGGTTTAGCGGGGGAGGCCAATATATGTTTAATCCTTTGGACTGGTATATCACACCTAAAGAATACGAACGTGCAGCACAGAACGGTGTGAGCAAGGAACTGCTTGAGCGGAGGATAAGGCGATCAGGCTGGGAAAAAAAGCGGGCCATCACTACGCCAGCATTAAAGCGGATGCCATTATCTGAATGGGCCGATGTAGCAGAATCAAATGGGATATCAAGAAAACGCTTCTCTTGTCGGATCAACAATCTAGGCTGGGATGAAGAAAAGGCCGCAACTGTTCCCGTGGCCGAAACTAAAGAGAATATGAGAAGAGCACAGAAAAAATCTCCGCGAAACAAATACCGAATCTTATCCCGTGAGTTAGTTGAACTTGCTCAGGAGAATGGAATCAAATATGACACTCTGCTTTATAGGGTTAGAAAAAGAGGTATGAATCCGCATGAGGCAGCAACGATGCCGGCCAGATCAAGTGCAGAAGTTGCCGGGATCGCTCTCTCAGCCTATCTCGAAAAATACGGAAATACAAACTCTTTATTTTTCCAAAAAAGGCGGCAAGCGAATTGAACACATTATCAATTGACATAGAAACATATTCAAGTGTTGATCTATTAAAATCAGGCGTTTACGCCTATACAGAAGCACCGGATTTTGAAATTTTACTGTTTGCCTATGCTTGGGATGATGAGCCTACAAAAATTGTAGATCTGGCCCAGGGCGAAAACCTGCCGTATGAAGTCATGTCGGCCCTAGTCAGTTCCAAACTGATTAAAAAGGCTTTTAACGCAAATTTCGAAAGGGTTTGTATCGCGAAACACTTCAATTTATTGCTGCCAATTAATCAATGGCGTTGTACAGCTGTGCATGCGACTACATTGGGGCTACCGGGAAATTTGGACGGGGTTGCTAAGGTGTTAAAACTTGAAGCTCAAAAGGATGCATCCGGTAAATCATTGATCCGTTACTTTTCCGTTCCTTGTAAACCGACAAAGACGAACGGCGGACGGACTCGAAACCTTCCTGAACACGATCCGGAAAAATGGGAGCAGTTTAAAGCGTACTGCGTCCAGGACGTTGAGGTGGAAAGGGCAATAGGCAAGAAGCTTTCAAAGTTTCAGCCTATGGAGTCTGAGCAGCGCCTTTGGGTGCTAGATCAAGAGATAAATGATAGGGGCGTCCGGGTAGACGGTGATCTTGTAAGGCATGCAATAGCCTGTGATGCCGCTTATCAAGAAAAGCTGGTGTCAGAAGCAAAGGAGCTTACCGGGCTTCCCAACCCGAATAGCGCAGCTCAATTGAAACAGTGGCTTGAAGATCAAGGGCTTACTGTCACAAGCTTAGCCAAAGACAATATACCGAAACTGATTGAAAGTACGGAAGATGAAGACGTCAAGCGAGTTTTGCAGCTTAGGCAAGAAATGTCCAAAACGTCTGTGAAAAAATACCAGGCGATGGAAAAGGCACTTTGCCCTGACGGGCGCATTCGTGGCCTCCTTCAATTTTACGGTGCAAGTCGTACAGGTAGATGGGCCGGCCGATTGGTGCAGGTTCAAAACTTACCACAAAACAAAATCGCTGATCTGGATACAGCGAGAGAGCTTTTAAAAGGCGGCTATTATGAAGCGATTGAACTTTTATACGGCCAGGTTCCTTTTGTACTGTCTCAGCTTGTCAGAACAGCCTTTATACCATCGGAAGGTAATGAGTTTTACGTCTCTGACTTCTCTGCCATTGAGGCGCGTGTGATTGCCTGGCTTGCTGGTGAAAAGTGGCGCCTGGATGTATTCAACACACATGGGAAGATATATGAGGCGTCAGCTGCCCAAATGTTCAAAATCCCGATTGAATCAATCACAAAAGGCAGCCCGGAAAGACAAAAAGGTAAAGTAGCTGAATTGGCGTTAGGCTATCAGGGCGGAAAAGGGGCCTTAATTCAGATGGGCGCCCTAGATATGGGGCTTTCAGAAGATGAGCTTCCGGAACTGGTTGAAACCTGGCGGGCAGCAAATAAAAAAATCGTGAAGTTTTGGTATGACGTTGAGGCGGCAGCAATAAGGGCAGTCAACGAGAAAACGATTATAAAACTTCAGCACGGCCTGTGTTTCTCTTGCGAATCCGGCATTTTGTTTATTCAGTTGCCATCCGGCAGACGGCTAGCTTATGCAAATCCAAAGCTAGAAATTGATAAGAGGTTCGGAAAAAAAGCCCTCACTTACGAAGGGAAAACAACTACAGGAAAATGGGGCCGTCTAAACACATACGGTGGCAAGCTTGTCGAGAACATTGTCCAGGCGGCGGCCAGGGATTGTCTAGCGGTCGCGCTCATGCGATTGGATGAAGTGGGTCATAAAACAGTTATGCACGTACATGACGAAGCTGTCCTGGATGTCCCGAAAGGCAGAAATGAACTTGAACAAGTGGAAGCGATCATGGGCCGGCCTATTTCCTGGGCGAAAGGGCTCCCGCTTACCGCTGACGGCTTTGTCACTGATTACTATAAAAAAGATTAATAGGGGGCAGTGGGATGAAAGAGAAATACGCGATGTATGACACATTCACAAATGGAGTGGAGTTTTACGAAAGAGAAGAAGAGGCCCTGAAAGATTATGAACAGTTGGAAAAAGACATTTCTGGCATTTGCGATGAAGACACACCCGAACACGTCTTTCTATTCCAGGTCATCAAGCAGAGGGAAGTCAAATAATGCAAAAGATAAAAAGGCTCTTTTGCCGGATACGGGGTCACAACTACGGTCTATTTAATATCTGCGACACCTGCGGGAAGCTGAAGGAAAAGCAATGGTGGAGAGATTGCGGATGACCAGGTGCGTCATACAATGGTCGGCTATAGATTCCGATCGAAAGCGTCTACAGGTTATTACCATCTTTGAGGAAGGTTTAAACAAACAGGACGTAAAACGGGAAGTGCCATTTAGCAGATGGCACAGCGTACTATACAGGACGGAAAGGGGTAAACGCTATGAACTCAAATAGAGATGCTATGATGTCGGATAAAAATTCAAGGTTTGATAGTGAAGTAGTTACCTGGAAGATGACGGAGGAAGAGCGGCTGGCCTACATCAAAAAACACCCAATCATTCCTGAAGAACAGCCATCACCTACTTACGAATGGAAAACAAAAGAAGGGAAGTTATTGCCATGAAAAAACTAATAAAAACCATTGTTACTCTGTCACTCTTGCTTTCTGGAACGCTTTTATTCTCACAATCTGCGGCGGCTGTTTGGTCGCCGTGGCAAAAGGAAGCATTCGGCCATACAGCGAGGATTTTTACTGATGATACCTATTACTATTCGGGAGCGAAAACGGTTGACTGGCGGGCTGAAAAGAAAGGATCAGGGACGCTTTATTATACGGCGGGCGTTTATAAAAAACGTTCTGGCGGCGGCTTAACTGATACAAACCTGGTACAGCGCGGATATTTCAAGCATTCAACACCGCTAAAGTCTTTCAGCGTTACAGAGATCCGGAAACGTACCGGGAAAGGGGCATACGTGATCCAGATTGATTGCTACACAGATGCAAAGAAAAACAATTATATTGGCACGTTTGAATCGAAAAAGTTTTATATCAAATAACTTAAAAGGAGCTGTTAATAATGGGCTTTTTGGAACTGTTGACATTAATATTTATTCTTTTGAAGGTGTTTGGGCAAATTGATTGGAGTTGGTGGCTGGTGTTCCTGCCTGTCATCGTTTCCTTCTCTTTCTATATCATTTGGATCTTGTTTGCGGCCGTCGCCTACAGAAAAGTTAAAAAGCGAGTCAATGAAGAGTTTGGAGATTGAAAATATAGCGGCCGTCGCTCTGGCGGCCTCTAATTGAAAGGGGAAACGTTCAATGTGGGGCGTGCACCAAAGACTTGCGGAGCTGTGGAGCCTTAGCAAACAACGGAGGCTGACAGCCGAGGAAATGAGTGAATTTAGGATCTGCCTGGATGCAAACCTGAACAAGTGCTGGAAGGTGGCCGTCTTAAAAAATCAGTCCTTGATTGCACACATGACAAAGGATGACGATTGGCAGCACGATGTGTGCAGCCAACTTGAAGAAGTGTATGTGGATTTCCATTGATATTTTAGTAGATTCAGATCCGGAAAAGAGGTGAATAGATATGGGTGTTATTGATGATATGGGGTTCACGCCCGCGCAGTATCGGGAATTGAAAGAGACAATGACAGATATGGAAATCGCAGAAGATCATCTTTATTGCTCAATCTATACATTGAAGGCCTGGAAAAGAAGACATGGGTTGGGCCCTCAATACAACAAATCGGCCAAGAAATTCACGGTTGAAGAATGGAAAGAGATGAAGAAGCATGGCATGTCAGAAAAGGAAATTATGAAGACATTCGGCTATAGGACTTACCGGCATTACCTGAATCATAAGAAGAAGATCGGCATTCCGTCTTTGAAAAAGAGAAACGGGAGGGGCTAAGAGTGGGAAAACTAGAAGGTGAATTCTACGGGATTATATGTGGGATAATTCGAGAGAAAGAAAAAGAAATGTTAGAGACAGAGGCGAACAGCCCTGAAGCTTTCCACCGCTCAGGGGAATTATGCGCCCTGAAAAAGATCGCTGGGCTATATAAAAAGACCTTCTTGTCTGAGGAACGGCGGCTACTGATCAAAGAAGCATCAGCTTTTCATGCCCCAGATAGGGGGCCTGATTTTAATAATATGTCCAACGGACAGATCGCGCAGCACATTGAGAAAATGGAGCGACTTCTCAATAAAGATTCTTGAGGGGGTTGAGTGATGATGAGAGAGATTAAATTTCAGGCATGGGATCTAGACGCAGAACAAATGTATAACTGGGAAAGCATTAGACAACACTTTCATGAACATTTAGATGATCCAAGGGTTAAGGTAAGACAATATGCTGGGTTAAATGATAAGCACGGAAAAGAATACTATGACGGAGACATTTTAAGAAATGAAAGAGGCGCTATTCTTGAAGTCGTATTTGATGGCGGATGTTTTTATGTTGAGGGTTACGATCCTATTAGTAACCGTAATGTAAATGAGCTACTATCTCTATTTGTAAGTTGGTCTGAGGTTATTGGGGATAAATATAGAAATCCTGATCTATTGGGGGTAGCAGAATGAAGGCACGGTGTATGGACTGCGGAAACGAAAGGTTCTTTTATCAGGAAGTGTCGGTACCGGCAAGACGGTTGATTGATGCAAACGGTGGCGCAAGAAACGGCAAGATTTTTGCAGCTAGCCGCGACATAATAGATCGCATTTTTAGCGACGGTTACATTTGCGACAGCTGCCATTCCGATAATGTTCAAGTACAAGGTGCGGGCCTTGGAGGTGAGGTTGAGTAAATGGACAACAAAAAACGTTTAGAAGAAATAAAAGAATCTTATTCAAATTGCATTGATTTTGCTTTATCTGAGGGTGAAACTCTGCCTTATTACGATATAGAAGTAGCCGATCTGAATTTTCTTATCGAACAGGTTGAAAAAGGGATGACGGAAAATGCCGCGATCATGCGTTCTTTACATGAATGCATAACGCGCATGCAAAAAATTAAATTCATATGCCAAAGGGCAAAGCGGCATTACATCGAGGGAAAGGACATCGACGACATATTAAAACTACTTGAAGGGAAGGTGTAAAAATGAATTGGAAAAAAGTAAAAGAAATTTCTAGCAAGCATCCTAACGAACTGTCACAAGAGGACATAAAGTGGATCAAATCAAACCAGGAAGAGGTCAAGCGGAAAACCGTTGATACTTGGGAGCGAATAAAAAAAGGTTAATTCGCAAAGCGTCGGCCGGAGCCGGGAAGGATGGGAAAAATTGAGGGAATACGAAGAAAAAGAAGTCACAAAAACGGAAAGTGTCTTGGCGAAAGTGGTATGTGATACATGCGGGAAAACCATCGACACAAAAGGTCGTTCAAAGGATTACTATAAAGTCACAACGCACCATAGTAGATGGGGAAATGACAGTATAGACAGCATTAGATATTTGGATTTTTGCAGCTATGAATGTCTTCTCGAAAACATGAATGATTATTTCAAAAATGGCGCCGATACAGATTGTTATGAAATTGAGTTTGTAGAAGGAGATTAGCGACCGGAACCGGGAGGAGTATGAGAAATGCTAAAGAATCACATCAAAACTCTTTATTTCGTATCAGGGAAGGATGCAGTGGAAGCTGTCCAGGAAGCTTGGAGCTTGAAGTTTGGGGCGGACATCGAGAACGTCCGTCCGGCCCCTGGAGAAGTTGAGCTGTTTGGTATACCGGATGGAGAAAAAAGCTTTCGAGTGCATATATTCGAGTTTGTCAAGAAGGAGAAATGAAACATGAGAAAAGCTATCGCAACAACTGTAGTCTTGCTACTAGTCGCAATTATAGCCGGCTGCCAATCAGAATCATGGGACAGAGCAGCAAAAGACATTGAGTCCGCGCATAACGGGCTGAGTCGAACAGCGACCGTGTATGACCAGAAAGGAAATAAAATCAAAACCTACAAAGGGAAATTTGATGTTGAAGTTAACGAGTATGGGAACAAAGTGAAATTTGACCTGGATGGAAAGCGAATCTTAATTAGCAACGCCGTTGTGATCGTTGAAGAAAATTGAGGAAGATTGGGGGTGCCGGTGATGGAAACAGCTTTAAATCATAAAGTGCAGCATGATGGGTCTATCACCATAGCAACAGGGCGCAACCGATGGGATAAGGCTTGGAAAAATAAAGATCTGCTATGGTCTGACTTGCTGAAAAAGCTATCAACACCAAACTATACCAACGAAACTTACGCAGAGTATAAAAAGATGTCAAAGGCGCAGCAAGATCAGATCAAAGATGTCGGCGGTTTCGTTGGTGGATCTTTAAAAGGCGGGCGGCGGAAAACAGATTCCGTCGCCTGGCGCCAAGTCGTCACACTGGACGCTGACTTTATTAAAGGCGACCTTTGGGCCGCTGTTGAAATGATGTATGACTTTGCATGTGCTGCCTATTCAACGCATAAGCACAGCAATAAGACGCCGCGGCTACGCCTAGTGATTCCGCTTAAACGGCCTATTACGCCGGATGAGTACCAGGCTGTATCCCGGCGTTTAGCCGCTGATATAGGAATTGACTTTTTCGATGATACGACCTATCAGGCCCACCGTTTGATGTATTGGCCGTCAACTTCTTCAGATGGTGAGTTTGTTTTTAAGTTACAGGACGCACCCTGGCTTGATCCTGATGAAATACTGGCAAGTTATGAAGATTGGACAGATCCCGTTAATTGGCCTGAATCGTCCAGAATCCAAAAAAGCCGTCAAAAGCTTGCGGACAAACAAGGTGACCCACACGAAAAAAGTGGTATGGTTGGGGCCTTCTGCCGCACATATTCGATCCCAGAAGCCATTGAAACCTTTCTGACTGATGTATACGAAGAGGCCGGGCCCGGTCGCTATACGTATAAAGAGGGTTCGACAACCGGCGGTCTAATTCTCTATGATGACGAGAAATTTGCCTATTCCCATCACGGTACAGATCCGATAGGCGGGCAACTAGTCAATGCTTTTGATTTAGTCCGAATCCATAAATTCGGGATGCGCGATGAGGACGCAGCACCAGGGACGCCGGTTGTCCGTCTTCCTTCTTTTACAGCTATGTCTGATTTTGCGATGGATGACAAAAATGTCAAACGTACAATCGGTCAGGAGAAGCTTAACCAAGCTGCTGACGAATTTGGGGCGGTTGTAGACGAAGACATGAACTGGCTTGAACAATTAGACGTCAAGAAAAACGGTGATGTCCTTTCTACGGCCAAGAATATTATATTGATACTCAAAAATGATCCGCGGCTTGCCGGGAAGATTGCCTGGAACGACTTTGCACATCGTGCAGCGGTCTTAGGTGATTTACCTTGGCGCAAGCTGTCAGAGGGGGACTACTGGACAGACAGGGACGATGCTTCATTGCGTAACTACCTGGAAACCGTTTATAACATCTCAGGCCAAGGCAAAGTCCACGACGCGCTTATGGAGGTTCAAGGGAAGAACAAATTCCATCCGGTGCAGGATTACCTGAACAGCCTGGAATGGGATGGACTACCACGCCTTGACACGCTTTTCATTGAGTATCTAGGAGCCGAAGATTCTGAGTATGCCCGGGCTGTTACCCGTAAGATTTTCACGGCAGCAGTCGGACGTGTACTCAAGCCAGGGGTAAAATTTGATAACGTCCTTGTCATGGTTGGGCCGCAGGGTGTCGGGAAAAGCTACATTATCAAAAAACTTGGAATGGATTGGCATTCTGACTCCATCACAACCGTTCAGGGGAAAGAAGCCTATGAACAATTACAAGGAGCCTGGCTCATTGAGCTGGCCGAGCTGTCCGCAACCCGGAAAGCTGAGGCGGAAGCCGTTAAGCATTTCATATCTAAACAAGAGGACAGCTATCGGGTGGCATACGGCCGTCAAATTTCTGTTTTTCCGCGCCAGTGCGTCTTTTTTGGTTCGACAAATGATGTGACGTTTCTGAAAGACCGAACAGGAAACCGACGTTTTTGGCCCGTTGTTGTAGCAACGCAAGAACGGACTAAAAGCATATGGAAAGACTTGAACCAATATGAAGTTGATCAGATATGGGCTGAGGCAGTTAATTGCTGGATTGAAAAAGAGCCGCTTTACCTGTCAGGGGAGCTTGAGGCCGCGGCCAGGGAAGCCCAAGAGGCGCACACAGAAGAAAGCGCAAAAGCCGGCTTAATCGAGGAGTATTTAAACACACTATTGCCTGAAGATTGGATGACTAAAGACATTAGTGAAAGACGTCGCTTCATCCACGGCAGCGATTTTGGGGATGCAGAAAAAGGCACCGTTAAGCGCGACAAGGTTTGTGCTATGGAGGTATGGGTTGAATTGTTTGAAGGCGATCCAAAGCAAATGAACCCGATGCAGGCCAGAGAAATCAATGATATTTTGAGACGCATCCCGGGGTGGAAGGCATATTCAAAAAGTCGAGGGCGGCTATATTTTGGGAGGAGCTACGGGAACCAAAGAGCGTTTATAAGGGTCTGAAATTCATATGTCCATGACCTGAATCATATGTCCATGTAAAATGTGGAAAATTTAAAAGCGTATGTCCATGTGTCCATGGTTTATGTCCATGTTTTCAGACCATGGACATATCGTAAAGCCAGGCATACCAAGGGGCTATCTATATATATGTCCATGATGTCCATGAATTCTATATAAAAGATATATTAAAGAATATAGCGTATATATGTATGAAAATCTCTATAATCTCTTTATTTCAATAGTCTATATAGGGGCATGGCCATATGGACATCATGGACATAAGCATAAAAGGAGTGAGGCCGTTTTGCAGGAAAGTCAAATAGAGCGATTCTTTAAAAGGGAGGTTGAAAAGCAGGGAGGCAAAGCGATGAAATTCGAATCACCCGGATTATCAGGTGTGCCGGATCGCCTTGTCCTGATACCGGGAGGAAGAGCCGTCTTTGCCGAAATGAAGGCGCCAGGTGAGCAGCTGCGGCCATTACAGGAAAAGAGAAAACGGGATTTAGAGGCTTTGGGCTTTGAGGTTCATGTTTTAGATTCGCATGAATCCGTAAAAGCCTTTGTGGGGAGGTTTTTCAGTGAGATTCACACCGCATAAATATCAAGAACACGCCATCCAGCACATTATTGACAGTGAAGCTGCCGGGCTTTTCCTTGATATGGGTATGGGGAAAACGGTAAGCACATTAACCGCCGTGCAAGATCTACTTTATGATTATTTTGATGTATCAAAGGTTCTTGTCGTAGCACCTTTGAGAGTGGCGGAAGACACATGGGGCCGAGAAACAGAAAAATGGGATCATACGGCAAATTTGAAAGTCTCAAAAGTTTTAGGCCCTGAATCTTCACGGATTATGGCCCTGCATGAGAAAGCCGACATATACGTTATTAATCGGGAAAATGTCGAATGGCTTGTAAACTTCTACGGCAAGAAATGGCCTTTTGACATGGTTGTGATAGATGAGCTTTCGAGTTTTAAATCCTCTAAGGCTAAAAGATTCAGAGCCTTAAAGAAAGTCCGGCCTTTCATCAAGAGAATTGTCGGGCTAACGGGTACGCCGGCACCAAACAGCTTAATTGATCTATGGCCGCAAATGTATTTATTGGATCAAGGTGCGCGCCTGGGTAAAACGGTCACAAAATACAGGGAAACCTATTTCCAGCCCGATAAACGAAACCGAACCATTATTTATAGCTGGAAATTAAGAGAAGGCGCCGAACAGGCTATACATGAAAAAATTTCAGATATCTGTATCAGTATGCAAGCTAAAGACTGGCTGGATCTTCCTGAAAGGATCAACAACATTGTAAAAGTGAAAATGCCGGAAAAAACAAAAGCAAAATATAAGCAACTAGAAAAGGATTTACTTCTCCCGTTTTTAGATGGTGATATCGTGGCCGACACAGCTGCCGTTCTATCAAATAAACTGCTTCAGCTAGCAAATGGCGCTGTCTACGATGAAAACGGAGAAATTCGAAGGTTGCATGATGAGAAATTGAATGCGCTTGAAGACATAGTGGAAGCAGCAAACGGGAAACCCATCCTGGTTTTCTATAACTATAAGCATGACAAAGACCGCATCCAGCAAAAGTTTAAAAAGGCCAAAACCTTAGAAGATAGCAGCGACATCGAAGCCTGGAACAAAGGGAGAATTGAAATGCTATTAGCCCATCCAGCATCAACGGGTCACGGGCTCAATCTTCAAGATGGAGGGCATATCATCGTCTGGTTCGGCATGACGTGGAGCCTGGAACTGTACCAACAGGCAAATGCGAGATTAGACCGGCAAGGCCAAAAACACAGTGTTATTGTTCATCATCTTGTGACTGAAGGGACAGTGGACGAAGACGTCATGAATGCTTTGGAAGGGAAAGCAGTTGGGCAAAACGCACTGATGGAAGCAGTTAAAGCGAGATTGGAGAAGATCAATTGAATAAGAAAAATTGTGGGCTCCCAATAAAATTGGGGGCCTTTCTTAATTGGAGCTTAAAAGCATATCTGTTGATAAGTTTTACTTATGTTGAATTTACGGGAGAAGCGCCTTTCCCTTATCAAAGGCGAATCCGGATGCGGAACAAAGGTGTTGAGGAATGAAGCCGAACGAGAGGAACATTCTGAGCCTGGATAGCAGCCAGTCTGCGGCAGCCGTATCGGGGGATAGTATTTTCGTTTTACCAAGCGATCTTACTATATTTGGCTACCTCTCGGAATATATGAAGATTGCAACAAATAATTTAGTGCAGGAATTAAACCCTTAAATGTTGAAGTGTAGATACAAAAAGGGGGTTTATAGATATGGGAATGTTTAGCCCGAAAGGTAAAAGCTTAACGAGTGAGGAATACATTGAGAGATATGATTTATCTGGCTTGAGTCAGCAAGATGTAGTTCAGAAGATAGCTAACGATCTTACAGCTAGTGGATTAACTAAGGGGAGCTTATCTAAAGCAAATGTTAATTTAGAGGCACAAGTTTTATATCTGGAAACGATAGTAGAACAAAACTGGTTAATCTTGAAACAGCTCGAAAAGCTTAATAGTAAATAAAGCACCCAGTAAAGGGTGCTTTTTATATTGTCTGCAAACTGGCTCCAGTGAATCTCAGGCAAGACTATTGGCGGCCGAATGCCTCTGAGTGTGGGGCCAGTTTAGAGACAATAAACTCAGGCGCTTTCCCAATCGGGGAGGCGCTTTTAATTGTGAGGTGGGGGATATGAAACAGACTAACCCATTCTATAAATCAAAGCGGTGGGAGGTTAAGAGGAAGAACATCTTGCGCCGTGATCAGTATGAATGCAGACAGTGCAGGCGGTATGGGAAGGCAACAGCTGCCACGATGGTTCACCATTGCTACCCATTAGAGACACATCCATTCTATAAACTACAAAGCTGGAATCTAATCAGCCTTTGCAGTAAGTGTCACGACAAGATGCATGACCGAACTAATGATGAGCTGACTAAGCTTGGTGAAGAGTGGAAAGCAAGAGTAGGAGAAGAGAATGACTGCGGGTGTGGTTGGTGAAGATAAGAAAGGATGAGCGGACAATGAGCATAGGATATGGAAGTACATCAACGTGTCAAAGACCTACATCAAATGGAATACAAGAAGAAAAGTTTGAGCTTAAAGATGCTATAGAATTATTATCTAAGTTCTCAACAAAAGAATTAATTGAAGCACTTGAACTAAGAGAAGATGTACAGGTGGTTGATACAGATGAAGATGTATACAAAGTAAGTATGGACTTATTCAAAGTAAAGAAACATGTTTTATTAATAAATAATTGCAATAAAGAATTGGTAGAAAGACGAAAAGAACTATTAGATATAGAAACAAAGTTTTGGAAGTAAAACAACCCCCCGCACCCTAAGAATAATTAAAACAGTCTATTGGGGACCGAGAGGGGGAACTTTTTCCAAGGGAGCGGCTCTCCAAAAACTTTTTTTGGGAGGTGAAGACGAGTGTCAAAAGTACCGACGAAAGAAACAATCAAAAGGCGCACAATTGCAGACATGAAATCTTTGGGAGTCCACAAAAGCGCGTATAATCGCTTAATTGACATATATGCTGATGCTGTCCATCAGTATTTACTGGCGCAAAAAGAGTTTGAAGAAGGTGGCTACCAATATGAGACGGAAACAGCCGCAGGGGGCACTAAAAAATCTGCAATTGTCGCAACTATAGAAAATCTCAGGAAAGACATTCTGGCATACTCCGACCGTCTTTGCCTAAACCCTAAATCTACCCAGACAGGGAATAGCAGCCCCGGGGAGAAAAAATCAAAATTAGCAAATGTGTTACGCAGACGTGAATGACGAATACAAAAACTATACCGCGATTATGGAGTATGCTAAAAGCGTTGTATCTGGGGAGAAAATAGCGGGCCGTGAAATTATCCAGGCTTGTGAGAGGTTTTTAAGCGATTTAGAAAATGATAAATATGATTTTAAGCCTGATGATGCTGAATATGTCATCGAGATTATCGAAAATACATTCGTTCATGATAAAGGAGAGCGCTTAGACGGCACGCCATTAAGGGGCGAGCCTTTTTTATTGGAGCCTTGGCAAAAATTCATCATATATAACTTATTAGGGTTCTTTTATAAGGACTCAAGGATTAGGCGCTATAAAGAGGCGTTTATTTTTATACCACGAAAAAACGGAAAGACAAGATTTGTGGCCGCTTTATCCTGGGCGCTTGCACTACTTGAGATGAAATCAGGATCGACCATTTATATTGTAGGTGCTGCATTGCGTCAGGCGCTTCAAAGCTTTGATTTTATCAATTTTAATTTGGCGCAGATGGGTGAGAAAGGTACCTTTCGGGTGAGAGACAATAACCAAGAGCATAGTATAAGCGGCGAGCTGGAGGGCGGGTCTTTGCATATTGAAGCGCTGGCCGCTAATCCGGATACGCAAGATTCTTTGAACAGTAATATTGCGATTGCGGACGAGCTTCACGCCTACAAAACGCCGAAGCAGTACAACATTATCAAAGAATCGATGAAGGCGTACACGAATAAGCTTATGATTGGCATTACAACCGCCGGAGATGACATGACAAGCTTTTGTTTTCAGCGGCTTCAGTATTGCAAAAAGATATTGGATAAGACGATCACGGCGGAACATTACTTCATATTCATTGCAAAGGCTGATGAAGGGGAGCGCGGTGAAGTCGATTACACAAACCCGATACAACATGAAAAAGCAAACCCAAATTACGGGGTAACAATTAGGCCGCAGGACATTTTAGACGATGCCCTGGAGGCGCAAAACGATCCGCAGCAGCGAAAAGATTTCTTGGCCAAGTCTGTAAATATTTTCACCTCAGCCATGAGAGCTTATTTCAATATTGATGAGTTTAAAGCGTCTGATCAGCAATACAAATGGACATTGAAGGATTTAGCAAAACTTAAAATTGATTGGTATGGCGGGGCCGACTTATCGAAAATGCACGATTTAACCGCGGCCGCATTGTACGGGACGTATAACCATAAGGGAAAAGAGATAGATATTGCTATCACGCATGCCTGGTTCCCCGTAGTTACGGCACACCAAAAGGCTGAAGATGACGGCATACCATTGTTTGGCTGGAAAGATGACGGCTGGTTAACCATGTGTAATACGCCGACCGTAAATCATGACGATGTTATTAAATGGTTTCTAGAAATGAAAAAACGAGGGTTTCGGATTAAACAGGTCGGCTTTGATAGAAAATTCGGTGCTGAGTTTTATCTAGGCATGAAGCAAAAGGGTTTCAAGATTGTGGATCAACCGCAGTATTTCCATAGGAAGTCTCAAGGCTTCCGCAGGATCGAAAAGAAAGTAAAGGATGGGCTTTTCTACTATCTGCATTCCCAGGCCTTTGAATATTGTGTTCAAAACGTACATGCGATAGAAAAGACAGATGACATGATCCAATATGAAAAGGTTATGCCTGAACAACGAATTGACATTTTTGATGCGGCGGTTTTTGGAGCCGTTCGAAAAATAGAAAACATGGAAAGGGCCACGTCTGCTTCTGATTGGCTCGGGAAAGGTTAAAGGAGGTGAGACAGTGAAATGGTTTAGACGGACTTTTGGACGAATGCGGACAAGATCTGAGCCAAGCAGCGTCATGAGCTGGTTTTTAACACAGGATGCCAATGACACGCTATGCGTACCAGGATATACAAGGCTTTCAGACAATCCAGAAGTAAGAATTGCGGTTGATAAAATCGCAGATCTTATTTCCTCTATGACAATTCAGTTAATGCAAAATACAGATGATGGTGATGTAAGAGTAAAAAACGCACTATCAACGAAGATCGACATAAACCCATACAGTCTCATGACTCGTAAAGCCTGGGTTTACAATATCGTTAATACGATGCTATTAGAAGGTGACGGGAACTGTGTTGTTTTCCCGAAAATGAAAAGTGGCTTGATAGATGAGCTTGTCCCTTTGGCTCCCTCTAAAGTCAGTTTTACGGATACAGACACCGCCTATAAAGTGTTGTATCAAGGCAAGCCTTATAACTATGATGAGGTGCTGCATTTCACCATAAATCCCGATCCGGAAAAGCCCTATATGGGAAAAGGGTATCGAGTGGTGTTAAGGGATATTATTGATAATCTAAAGCAAGCCACAAAGACAAAGAAAGGATTCATGTCTGACAAATGGAAACCAAGCATTATTGTTTCCGTAGACGCCATGACAGAAGAGCTTGCAAGCGAAGAAGGCCGTGAGGAGATACTCCGGAAATATATTTCGGAAACCGGCGGTGGGAAACCTTGGGTTATCCCTGCGGATCTTGTGAAAGTTGATCAGGTAAAGCCTTTGTCATTAAAAGATTTGGCGATTAATGAAGCGGTTGAATTGGATAAAAAAACAGTTGCAGGCATCCTCGGGGTTCCTGCTTATTTTCTTGGCGTTGGCGAGTATAAAAAGGAAGAATACAACAACTTTATTAATTCCCGGATTCTCCCGATCGCTCAGGGAATGGAACAGGAGTTAACGCGCAAGCTGCTAATTAGCCCTGATATGTATTTTAAATTCAATCCACGGAGCTTATATGCTTATGACTTAAAAGAATTGGCCGATGTAGGATCATCTCTTTACGACAAGGGTCTGATGTGGGGTAACGAGGTTCGGGATTGGATCGGCCTTTCACCAAAAGAAGGTTTGAATGAATTAGTCATCTTAGAAAATTACATCCCAGCTACACAGATTGGGGATCAAAACAAACTGAAAGGCGGTGATGACAATAGCGAATAGAGAGGAAAGGCAAATGCGAAGCATAGCCGCAGATCTCAAGACAAGGGCTGAAGAAGATGAAATGACCATCGACGGATATTTTGCCGTATTTAATTCAGTCACAGAATTGTTTCCAGGAGCTTTTGAAGAAATCGCGCCAGGGGCTTTTGATAAAACTTTAAGTAATGATATTCGGGCGCTAATTAATCATGACACCGCTCTTGTTTTAGGGAGAAATAAGGCGGGGACGCTTGATCTAAAAGTAGATAGCCGCGGCCTTTGGGGCAGCATTCGAATAAATCCGAATGATACTGATGCAGTCAACCTCTACGAGCGTGTTAAACGTGGAGACGTTGATCAGTGTTCATTCGGATTTAACATTTTACAGGAAGAAACAGACTTTCGAGAAGATGGGACGGTTAAATGGATTCTCAAAGATATTGACCTCCATGAAGTGTCTGTGGTCACTTTCCCTGCTTATGACGCTACCGGCGTACAAGCCAGAAAAAAAGAAGTGCAGCAGCATGAAGCCCGCAAAATGGAGCAGCGAAAAAATCAGTTAAAGGAGCGATTAAAAAATGGCGCTAAAGCAGCTAATGATCCAGAAAAAGATTGATCAGAGGAAATCTTTGCTGGATGACTTGAAGAAACAAGAAGAAGAATTTGCAACCCGTTCGGCCGAATTGGAAAATGCAATTAATGAGGCGAAAACGGACGAAGAAGTGAGCACGGTTGAGGAGGAAATCAATAAACTTGAAACCGAAAAAACGGATGTAGACAGCAAAAAAGCAGGACTTGAGGAAGAAATTTCAGAGCTTGAAGGGGAGCTGGAAAGCCTGAATGAAGCTGCACCAACAAATCCAAATGCTGAAGAGAGGGGATTAAAGAGCATGTCAAAAGAGAAAAGAAATTTAAAGAGCGAATATTTCACTAGAGAGGTGCAGGATTTTTATAGCGAATTGCGTTCACGCTTAGAAGCGCGCGCAAACGGTCAAGTGCTTCCTCCAGGTGAATCCGGAGCTGAGTTAATCATTCCGGACATTGTTGTAAACCGTATCCGTGAACGTATTGGAGACTTTACAACGCTTTATCCACTGGTTGATAAAGTTAAAGCAGGCGGCCGAGTAAAATTAATTCTCGATGTTGATGCGGGGGAAGCTACTTGGTTAGAAATGCGGGGGCCGCTGCCAGAAGAAGATGATTCAAAACTTACTGCTGTTGAGTTTGATGGATTCAAAGTTGGTCGTGTGGTTTATATTGACAATTCATTACTTGAAGATTCTATTATTAACCTAGATGAATACTTGACGAAACGTATTGCACGATCTATTGCGAAAGCAGTAGACAAGGCCATTGCAGTTGGTGAAGGGGCTCCGGCAAAACAGCCAGAAGGGATTATTCCAGCGATTCCAAAGGCTAACAAAGTAACTGCACCACCAACCTACGCCGATATTGTCCCGCATCTTGGGAAAATTGATACAGGAGAGGATGCAAGCGGCGAAATTATAGCTGCTATGCACCGCCAAACTTATTATGCTAAGGTTGCTACACTCACGCTTCATGTAAATTCAGAAGGCCAAGACGTGGTGCAACTGCCTAATTTGGCACAACCAAATTTTCTAGGATTAAGAGTAGTTTTTAACAACTATATTCCAAAAGATAAAATTATTTTTGGGGATTACGAGTATTACACACTGGTTGAACGTGAAAGCACACGTGTTGATATGTCAGGGCATTATAAATTTAGAGAAGATCAAACAGCGATTCGCGGCGTTGGCCGTTATGATGGGAAACCTGTTATGCCAAAAGCATTTGTGGAAGTCACTTTACAAGACGGAGGTGTGGAAGGCTAATGGCTACCTTTAAAGCAATCGTTACAGAAGATATCCCAGCAAATAGGCTTTTGAATAAAACCAGTGGAGAAGATGGCATTGAAATTGCTGTCGCTAAGGATGGCGACACTCCGGAATTTAGATCTACTGGAGAGTTAACAGCTGGTCAAGAAGTTACAGTGAATGTCTTGGACAGCCCGATCTGGAAAGTGGAAGCCGGAGCCGACATTAAAGCCGGTGAACAGGTAAAGGTTGGCACCGATGGCACGGTTGTCCCTGCGGCAGAAGACACAGGCCTTGGCTATGCAACTGCTGCCGTAAGCAAAGGGGATCTTGCTAGCATTGTATGGGGTGCTGGCGGTTCAGGTGGAAGCGTCGGGCCTGGTACAGTCGGAACTGATGACCTTGAAGACGAGGCAGTCACCCACCAGAAATTAGGAGTTAATGCCGTACTCAATAAAAATATTGGTGATGGCTCTGTTCAAAACAGAAATATCGGAACCGGAAGCGTGCAAGAAAATAACATCGGGGCCAAGGCTGTGCCTTTAGACAAGCTGGGGGATGACGTGACATCCCTTTTAGACAAAAAGCTTACAGCCTCCCAAGCAGCCGCACAAGCTGACAGCACGGCGACCGATGTTGAAGGCCTTGTGGCTGATCTCAATGCCTTGCTGGCAAAACTAAAGACAGCAAAGATCATGGCATCATAAAGGATGCGTTTAAATGGACAAGGATCAAGTTTTACAGCTCGTCAAAGCACGCTTGGGCATTAGTACAGCGGTTAGGGATGCGTACCTAACCGCTATTATTAATGGCGTTATAACAGAGCTGACAGATGAAAAGGGCGTCAACCTTCAAGCTGAAAACGCCAATCATCTCATGTTTGTTGTTGATTATTCCACATGGAGGTACCAAAACAAAGACAATACCGCAGGTTTGCCGCGGCACCTCCAGTTCAGGTTGCATAATCTTTTTATCCATAACGGTGGTGGCGCTGATGGCGACGTATGATCATGAATTAACGCTAATTCAGCAGGATTTTGATAACGATAAAATCGGTAATCAGATCCCAACTGAAACTAGAACTACCGTTCTATGCAGTAAAAAGTCTGTCACCCGAACTGAGTTTTATAATGCTGCTAACAGCGGGGCGAAACCGGTTTTAGTGTTTACGGTTCACAGCTACGAATATAACGATCAGCAAAAGGTTGAATTTGAGGGCCGGCCATATTCCGTTATTCGAACATATGAGAATGACTTTGAAGAGATTGAATTGACTTGCGAAAGGGTGATCGGGAATGGCAAGAAATGATATCGCGCGGGAGATTTCGCAAGCCTTGAAAGGGTTCACTACGGAAGTTGAAGAGGGTTTGGAGCGGGAGAAAGAAAAAGTGGCAAAAGAAGGAGCCGGAATTTTAAAAAGAACTAGCCCGAAGGATACAGGGAAATATGCCAGGGGCTGGCGTGCCAAAAAATACGGCCGTGCCTGGGTAGTTCATAACGCGACGAAGCCGCAGCTCACGCACCTTTTAGAAAAGGGCCACGCAAAACGGAACGGCGGAAGGGTTGCTGGAAAAGAACATATTCGTCCAGTTGAGCAGAAAATGATAGAAGAGTTTGAGGCAGCAACAGAAAGGCTGATCAGGGGATGACATTAGCAGAATTAAAGAAATTACTTGAGGCCACGGGATATCCTGTGGCCTATTCCCATTTCAATGAATCGGCTTCAAAACCGCCGCCTGATCCGCCTTTTATTACGTATTCAGCTCCCGACACATCAAATTTCATGGCCGATAACAAGGTTTATAAAAAGATTACAAACGCTCAGATTGAGCTGTACACAAATATCAAGGATCTGGAAGCGGAAGCAAAACTGGAACAGCTGCTAGACGGGAGCAACATCCCTTATGAAGCGGACGAGACGTGGATTGAATCTGAACAACTGTTTCAAAGAATATATGACTTAGGAGTGATTTAATAATGCCAGAAAATAAGGTTAATTATGGCTTACAAGATGTGCATTATGCACCTTTTACTGTAGAAGATGGCATAGTCACGTATGATAAGCCAATCCCTATCCCGGGAGGGGTTGAACTATCACTAGAGCCACGCGGCGACATGATCGAATTTTATGCAGATAACATGCTTTATTACTCTGCAAGTAATAACCAGGGTTATGAGGGTACGCTTTCTATTGCGAATATCCCTGAACAGTTTGCAATTGATGCCCTAGGCGAAGAAAAAGACCCTGATGATGGGGTCATTAATGAGCTAGCAAACGCAAAACAAAAACCTTTTGCGCTGCTATTTCAGTTTGAAGGAGATGTGAAAGCGACAAGGCACGTCATTTATAACTGCACAGCTAACAGGCCAACAGTCTCCTCATCTACAAAAACAGATTCTGTAGAGCCTACACCAAACGAACTGACATTTGTTTCGGCCCCGCGCCCCACAGATTCAGCAGTTAAAACCAAGACCACGCTATCTACTCCGGCGGCGATTTATGATGCTTGGTACGAAAAAGTTTATCAAAAAGCCGGTACTGGCGGCGGGGGAGTTGAAGGTTAATGGAAAAAACACTGACAATTGATGGCCGTCAGGTTCGATTTAAATCAACGGCGGCTACCGTACTAAGATATAAAGCACAATTTGGCAGGGATTTCTTTGCTGATTTACTCAAAATGGCGCCGTTGACGAAACTACAGGAACAGGGCGTTACCACTGAAAATATGAATGCGGAAATTATGAAATTGGTTGATTTTGAAGTGCTTTACAATATTGCCTGGGTTTTGGCGAAGACAGCAGATAAAACAATAGCTGAACCGGTTGAATGGCTCGATACATTTGATGAATTCCCTTTAATGGATATTCTCCCGGAACTGCAAGAATTAATTGAAAAAGCTTTAGGCACTAAAAAAAAGTAGAAGATGAAGAATCGGACGGTGAACCTCTCACCACCGATTCTTTTTTGTTTATGTGCAAAAGAGTCGATCTGACTTTACCGGAAATGGAACTGATGACAATAGGCATGTGCCTTGACTATATGGATGAGTTTATTAATCAAAGCAACCCAGACAAAAAACCAAAAGCGCGAAAAACAAGAAAAGCCACCCAAGCAGATTATGACAGCTTCTAAACATAGGGGGTGAGGTGATGGCAAAGCGGATAAAAGGCATCACAATTGAAATTGATGGAGAAACAAGAGGATTAGACAGAGCGCTCCAAGACGTAAATAAACGCTCTCAAGATGTTAACAAGGAATTGCGCGAAGTTGATAGGCTATTAAAATTTAATCCCGGAAATACAGAACTCATCGCCCAAAAACAAAAATTGCTTGGTGATCAAGTGGCTGCAACCAGGGATAAATTAAATCGGCTAAAAGATGCACAAGCGCAAGTACAACGCCAGTTTGAAAATGGTGATATTGGTGCTGAACAGTACCGGGCCTTTCGGCGAGAAATCGTAAAAACAGAAAGTCAGCTTGAAAAATTTCAAAGAGAACTAGCTTCCGTGGATGACGGCCGGGATCTTGAGAATCTACAGCAGGACATGCGAGGTGTTGAAAAGGAGACAGACCAGGCAAAATCAGCAATCGGAGATCTAGGAACCGCTTTAGCCGGTGCTGCTGCTGCTGGTGTTGGCGCAGCGACTGCAATAGATAAAGCCCTGGACTTTTCCACCTTGGATACTCAAATAGATATATCGTTTAACGTTCCGGAGGAATCAAAAAAGTCGGTCAAACAAGCTGTGAAAGATGTATCTGCTTATGGCGTAGACGCAGAAGAAGCGCTGGAGGGTATTCGCAGGCAGTGGGCTTTGAACGCAAAGGCAAGTGACGAATCAAATGCAAAGGTCGTTAAAGGTGCGGCCGCTATTGCGAAAGCCTATGCCGGTATTGATTTCACAGAACTCATTCAAGAGACAAATGAAATATCAAAAGCCTTGAAAATCTCAGATAGTGATGCTTTGGGGCTTACTAATTCCCTGTTAAAGATCGGATTCCCGCCAGAACAGCTTGACATTATTTCTGAATACGGAACACAACTGAAAAATGCCGGCTACGATGCCGAAGAAATCCAGGCTATTATGGCCGCCGGTGTCGAGACTGGAACGTGGAATATTGATAACTTACTTGACGGTTTAAAAGAGGGCCGTATCCGGGTTTCTGAATTTGGGCAAGAAGTGCCGAAAGCCGTTAAGGGGCTTCTTGAAGGAACAAACATATCAGCTAAACAATTGCAGAAATGGGGCCAGGAAGTTGCGAAAGGCGGCGAAGGCGGAGCACAAGCCATGCAAGAAATCGCAAAAGCACTTAATGGCGTAGATAATGAAACGCAAAAAAATCTATTGGGCGTACAGATTTTTGGAACGATGTATGAAGACCAAGGGCAGAACATTATTGATACGCTTTTAAATGCGGAAAATCAAACGGTCAGCCTTAAAGAAAATACAGACGGTTTAAACTCCTCTGTGCAGTCATTAGATTCTTCACCCGCTGTTTTAATGCAGCAAGCCTTTAATGACATTCAAACGGCGCTTGGCCCATTGCTAGAAAAGATTGCGGGTTTTGTTGCAAATGTTGCAAGTTGGGCATCCAAAAATCCGGAACTCACAGCCACCATTGTTGCGGTTGTATCAGCAATTGGAATCTTACTGGGGGCATTAACGGCAATCACTCCAATCATAACCGCCTTGGCGTCTTTGGCGGGTGTTCTTGGGGTGAGTATTGGAGCAATTTCGGCCCCCGTCCTAATCGTAATCGGAGTCATCACAGCGTTAGTGGCTATATTTGCTACACTTTGGGCGAATTGGGATTCGATAAGTAAATTTTTGGTTAATAGCTGGAATTGGATCGCGCAGCAATCCAGCCAAATTTTTGGCTCCATCGCTAGCTGGTTCAGTTCGATTTGGTCAAGCATAGGCCAAACTTTTAATAATGCTGTCAGCAAAATTAAAGAATGGGTAATTGGTAAATTCCGCGATATCGTTAGAGGGATGCAAGAAAAAATGAACTCAGCCAAAAGTACGATATCTAGTATTTGGAATGCTATAAAATCCTTCTTTTCCAATACGGTTGGTCAAATTTGGAGCAATACGGTTTCAAAGTTTACAAGTCTTGTATCTTCAATAGGCTCAAAAATGTCCGCAGCAAAAAGTAAAATATCTAGTATTTGGAACTCGATAAAGGGGTTCTTTTCTAGAATCGTCGGAAATATCTGGTCAGTCGTGAGCAGTAACTTTGGAAGAGTTGTCAGCACCATAGGATCAAAAATGGGGAGTGCCTATTCAACTGTAAAGACCATTTTGGGTAATATCAAAAGCTTTTTTAGTGGCATCAACTTATACAAAAGCGGAAAAGCGATCATCCAGAGTGCCATAGACGGCCTTATGGCTATGAAAGACAAGATACTCAGGAAAGTTAACGACATTGTCGGCGCCGTTCGTGATTTCTGGCCCTTCTCTCCTGCAAAAAGAGGCCCGTTAAGTGATATTGACAAAATGGATTTTGCTGGGCCCATTGAGACTTCACTAAAAAAAGCAGAAAGTCCATTAATCAGATCGACAGACAAGTTGGCAAATGATGTTCTTCAGTCCCTTTCTAACATGAACGCTCCCGTCGGAATCAACGGCGAATTGGGTACCGGTTTAGCCGAAGTCAATGCCGCCGGCGACATGTCCGCAGTTGTCCAAGCCATTCAACAGTTGTCAAAAGCTGTTTTAAATCAGCCTGTTGAGGTGGCCGTCCAAAGTGTCCAGGCCAGTTTGGATGTTAATGGACAAAGGCTTGCTCAGACAATCGAAAAAGACGTGACGAAGGCGCAACAGCGGCGAAATTTCAGGGATCTACGGAGGTATAAATAATGTTTACCTTCAATGGAGTAAGTAAACCTTTTGTACGCATGATGTATGACGGAAATCAGCGCCCGATGTGGGCAGAAGTAGACCGGGATTTAATAGAAATTCCAGGCCGTCCAGGAGCCTTCCTGAGACAAACAAAAACCAAGGTGCGAGAACTCTCAATACCCATAATGATTGATGGCGTTTCTGATCTTCAGAAAGCAAAAGAAGAGGTAGCGGAGTGGTTGGTCACAGATAAGCCAGAGGCGTTGATTTTTCCGGATGAACCGGACAGAACATACTACGCCATGGTTAACGGGACGGCAGAGCTGGACGAAATATTTAAATTTGGAAAAGGGACAGTTACTTTTATATGCCCTGATCCATACAAATATGGTGCGGAACAATCATTCACTATTGGCGCGCCTTTAGACCCAGATACAAATCAGATCAAAAACGGCGATTTCAGAGAGGGAAAAGATTATTGGTATTCTACCAACAATATAGGCGAGGTTGTCCCTGTGTCTTCTGATCAGATTGAATTTAAACACGCTTTTGAAATCAAACAACCCAATGTTTATCTAATATATTATCTTGATGATCCAATGTGGTGGGTAGGCAAGAAAGGATATGCCTCATGTTGGGCAAACGTACAAAATTCTGCTTTTGATACAGGAAACGGCGCCGTTTTGTATTTCAGAGCAAGAAAAAAGTCTGATCAATCCTATATTTATTTTCAAAGTGATCAAAGGCTTAATGGCGACACTAACGGATGGATACAAATTTCTTTTCCTTTCGATTTCTCAACCATCACAGAAGAAATTGACCAGCTGTATTTTGCCATTAGCACGGCCGGGGGATTTACAGTCGTAGAAGCTCAATTTACCGGGTTCATGGTGACTTTCACTGACGAATTAACACCATGGATACCGGATGGGACTGGACATGTCAAGAGTAATGGAACGGCTCCGACTCATCCAATAGTTGAATGTACATTTACAGAAGCGGCTGAAGGGTATGACGTGCAGCTCTTAAATAGCGATACAAGCCTAAATAAAGGGGTGTCCCTGGCTTTTGATTTCATAGCAGGGGACAAACTTGTTATTGACTTTTCAAAGCGCCTGGCGACACTAAACGGTGAAAAGAAAAACACCGCTTTTCTTATAAAATCCGATTTCTATCAGATTCCGCCAAAGAAAGATACGTTAATACGAGCGACACAGCCAAGCACCATAAAATTTAAAGACAGATACTTATAAAGGCAGGTGATCTCATGGCGGATTTATGGATTTTAGGCAAAAATGATAAAACGCTGGCCGTCTTATCTAGCGAAGCCGAAGGCGCCTGTACTTTTTGGGGGGCACCGTTTAGAGAAGAATTAAACCAGGGGTCAACCTTTAAGTTTACATGTGACCGAACGCATTCTGATAGTAAATATGTTGCGCAAATGAACCAAGTCGTCTTTAAAGATAAGGACGGCTTTTTTCGTCTCTTTAAAATCCGTGAGATTGACCGGGACAGTGGGCCGGACGGGAAAGAGAAGACAGCCCATTGCGAGCCCGCAGAAATGGAATTACTTGAAAAAATTATTGATGATGTGCGGCCGCAGAATACAACACAACAGGATGCACTTAATCGTGCGTTAGTGGGCACAAGATGGAAAGGAAATGTAACAGCGGACTTTGGCATTAACTCAACAAACTTCTATCACATAAGCGTGTATGAGGCTATAACAGAGATCATTAAAGTTTGGGGCGGCGAATTAAGATTCACTATCGAATTTGATGAAAAAGCTAATACTATCACGGAACGTGTCGTAAACATCGTACCGCGTCGCGGCGAAGATGCGGGTGACCGTTTTGAGGTCGGATACAACATCGACAGAATTCATGAAACGGTTATGGCTTATCCGGTAACTGCTTTATATGGCTGGGGTGCAAGTGAAGAAACGGAAAACGGTGGACATACCCGCTATCTTAACTTTGCTGATGTCGAGTGGAAGGTTTCAAATGGAGATCCAGTTGATAAGCCGAAAGGCCAAAAATGGGTTGAATACCCGCCGGCTAAAGAGGAATACGGAATAGAAGAAGACGGCACTATTCTAAATCTGGAAGGTCAATGGCAAGATGAAAACATAAAAGATGCTGAGGAGCTTCTTCAAAAAACTTATGAACAGCTGGTTAATGCAGCATCAAAAATACAATCGAATTATGAACTAGAAGTCGTTTTGCAAGATGAGTCTGTATCATTGGGTGACACGCGTCTTGCACTGGATCGCACTACTCCTGATCCGATTGAATTTTCTGGCCGAGTGATCGCTTTAGAATACGATGTGTCAGATCTGGCTGTTCCGGCCAAGGCTGAAATGGGGCAGTTTTTGGACGTTTATGAGCCTGATAAACGCATTGATGACATTGAAGATCAAATAAAGAATATCGACCGTGACGTGACGGTGACGGATGAAAATTTTCCGGATACAAAGCCGCCAACACCTACCAATGTAACGGCCGAAGGACGTTTTGCAAAAGTTTCGCTTTCATGGGATTTTGAACCCTATTCATATATTGCGAAATATGAGGTTTATGGCTCCCAAGTAAAGGATTTCACGCCGGATACCACGAATAAAACCAACCTATTATGGGCCGGTAAAGAGGGCGGATGGGTTCATGAAGCTGATGTAAATCAAGTTTGGTACTATCGTATCCGTGCCGTTAATACTCACGGAACAGCGAGTGATTTTACCGCTCAGTATTCGGCTGCCACAGTACGGATCGGAACGAAACATATTGAATATCAGTCGATTACAAACGCATTAATGGGTGTTGCGGCCATAGATACCGCAAATATAGCTGACGCAGCTATCACTAATGCGAAAATTGATAGTCTGATAGCTGACAAGATCAAAGGTGGCATCTTGTCCGGTGTTATCGTTCGAAGTGATAATGACCAGGGCGACACAATCGAATTAAAGGACGGAACGCTCATATCTAAAATAAACAGCCGAGATATGATAAAAATGGCTAACTTTAACCTTTATTTTTACGATTCTGGCGAGCAAGCACCTTCACCTGATTATAGGGAAGTTGGGAGATTAGCGAACGCTTGGGATACCTCCGACCCCTCAACGCGTGGATTCGCAGTTAATGGGAGAAAAGATTATTTGAGTCTCGGAAGGCAAACAGCAGAGAGCACTTCTCAACCTGCTTATCGCTTAGATTTTAACGACAGATCTACTATTTTAGCCGGTGCTATTAAAGAAGACGGCAAATGGAATGGAAGGTTATCGCTCCGCTCAACCTATCTTGCTGATTGGGGCAAAATCGGAAAAAATTCATATGTTCCTCAAGTGGCAATAAGCAATTACAATGAAGGCTCAACAAAATGGGGCGGCGTGTACGTTTACACTGGTCGATCTTCTGATGCCCCCGGCGGTTCAAATAAACGTTTTGGTTTTGAGGTTTGGCAATATCAAGGGACAGGGTCTGCTGTGGAGCAACTCTTTAAAATTGATAGGTCGAGCACTGGCCAAGGGAATTTCATGGCATTTTATGGGGATACCGCCTATCTACCCTATAATGTTCGTTTAGAATCTGGGGATTCGTCAAAAAATGGTGTTCAGGGAATGGGCCTTTCTTTGAGCAACACAACTGCGGATGTGAGGGGGGATCTTACATCCAATGCAACTATGCGTATTTATTATTGGGATGGTTTAACGCTCAATAATGGTAGTGGTTCCACCGCATGGGCGGAGGCAAAGCTTGATATAGGAAGCAACGTTGAAAAGATATATTTTGCTACCGTTATCCCATACGGAAACCTTAATGATGGAATTGTATGCGGGATCCAAGGGATGTCAGCCGGGAACCATTTTATAAATGCAAGAGTGCGCGGAACTGGCGCGTATAATGTAAAAGGGTATACGGTAACACGTTTGATGTTTCTTTATATTTATGAGCCGAAATAGAAAGAGGGATAGAATTGCTTCATATTATTAATTTGTTTGGCCGAGATCTAAAAACGTCCGGGTTAGAAGTTGAAAGTACAAATGAGACCGTTGTTTTCCATGATTATGCCATAACGCTGAATGGGAAAAGTCAGCGGATGGAGGCTATTGGCTTTAATCTTGAAGGAAGTACAGATAGACGCATTCTATATAAACTGTATTTAATTAAAAAAGATGATGAGCCTTTAAACTACCATTTGACAAGAGCTGAATTAGATTCGGACGGATTTAGCACAATTGATGATCCACCAGATGTCATCTATCTACTGGCTGAAATCTATATTGAAAGAGACGGAACAGTGGCCGGCGTCGTCTATAATTCTACAGATGAAGTCCCATATTCCAAAAATGCAGATCTTATGAAGCTGCCGACTCAATTCAACATAAGGATTGACGAAAGTATTTTTGATCAAAATGATCCAGGACAGGAGCGTGATGAAGATGTTCCGGAAATTAGAACCGGAGAACATTAAAGCAACTGAACCTAGGGAAACAACTAGCGAAAAATTGATACGGCAAAACATCACATTACAAAGGGTGATGATCAGCCAGTTATTGAATGACGGAAACCCACTTCCTGCTTATGAGTTATTTTGTGATTGTTGGGAGAACGGCACAATAACCACGGCTCAGTTAAATAAAGCTTTGTCTGACGGCCTGGTCACCCAAAGCGATTATAACCAAATTACAGCATCCCCGCGTGGCGATGCAATTCCAGATGAAACGGGGCAAATATAA